CGCCACCAAGTACCTGGACAGCTATCTCAGATGGTTCCATCTCATCGAACTCGGCGACCAGCCATCGCCAAGAGCCTGCCTCGAGGCGGCGATGACGAGGCCATGCCTTCGTTTTGCGAATTGAGCCAAAATCAATGGCTTGGCGGCGCCCAAACTTAAGTTTGGGAAGAGTTTGGCCGAAACTTCCTCGGCGCGAAATTCTTACGGTCTCTCAAGCACTTACCGGCTCCGTCAAGTTTCCAGTCCGAATACCTCCCTACTACGTAGGGAGACGCCACGCGCCAACGGACGCGTGGCGCCTCCCGTGCCCTCGCGGGCCACCGCGGGCGGGGGCGAACGGGGGAGGTCCCGGTTCCAACCGGACGGGTGGCGGCGGCGTACCTGGCAAGTCCCCCGCCGCCACCCTCACCACGATGACCCAACGATGGAGGACACCATGGCTACGATGACTGTGCCCGAGAAGGGCGCCCATGTGAACCACGCCGGGCTTCCGATCGCGCGGCACGCCGGCAACGGCGGCGTAACGTGCCCGGCGGCCCCGGTGACGGCGGACGGCTCCAAGGAGAGGCCGGCCATCCTCGCCCTCGATCTCGGCACGGTCACCGGGTGGGCGATGCGGGCCGGTGACGGCGCCGTCATCAGCGGCACGGTGTCGTTCCGACCCAGTCGCTACGACGGAGGCGGCATGCGCTATCTCCGCTTCCGCGGCTGGCTCGACGAACTGCGGCGGACGACGCCCGAGCTCTCCGCCGTCTACTTCGAGGAAGTCCGACGCCATGCCGGGACCGACGCGGCACACATCTTCGGCGGCTTCCTCGCTCATCTGACGACCTGGTGCGAGGAGCGCGTCCTGCCCTACCAGGGGGTGCCGGTCGGCACCATCAAGCGTCACGTCGCGGGCAAGGGCAACGCGCGCAAGGAGGCCGTCATCGCCGCCGTCAGGAAACGCGGCTTCGCACCCGCCAACCACAACGAGGCCGACGCGCTGGCGCTGCTGCTGTGGGCCATCGATACCGGGGGAGGCGTGCGATGAACGCGGAAATGTTGCTCAAGCACGCTGGCGGCGTCGTCGCGGACCGGCGCGAGCGCTATGGCGAGCCCGAGGATATCTTCGACCATGTTGCGAAGCGCTGGTCCCTGGTGCTCGGCACGAAGGTGACGCCGGCCCAGGTGGCGCTGTGCCTGATCGACCTCAAGATGGCGAGGCTGACCCTCAATCCGAAACATCTGGACTCCCAGGTCGACGTGGCCGGCTACGCCGCCTGCCTCCGGGAGGTAGGCCGATGAGCGGGCCGAGACCTCCCCAATCGCCGCTCGCGCAACTGCAACCCCGGAAGATCGACGTCGAGGCCGAGAAGCGGAACGGCTGGCGCCGACACGGGATTCTGGTGATTTCGGAGGACGACCACCGGCTCACCTGGCCCGAGCGGGAGCTGGTCCGCCAGCTCGGCACGAGGCTCTACGGAAGGCACGGGAGGGCGGACCATGGCTGATCCGCACTGGACGCCCAAGACGGTCGAGGCGCGCCTGGAGGAAGCCGCCGACACCCTTCGCCGTCTGCCGGCGGTCAAGGTGCAGGGCTACTTCAGCACCTGGCCGCCGATCATCCGCGACTTCTGGGAGGCCTTCGGCTGGCACGACGCCGAGGTGCGGCTCGGCCCGCCGACGCCGAAGGCCATCGACCGCATGGACGAGACCATGCTGTGGCTGCGATGGCTCGAGCCGGACGAGCTGCGTCTCGTGTGGCTGCGCGCGGAGGGCGTGCGCTGGAAGGTCATCGCCCATCGCTTCGGCATGAACCGCTCGACCGCCTGGCGGCATTGGACCTATGCGCTGATCAAGATCGCGACCCGGCTCAACAGCGCCGTTGCAACAAAAACGTTGCAACAAAATAGTCTGCGACAATGAGCACGAAATTTGACAAGATCGGCGACAAGCTCAGGCGACGAGCGTGCGGGCCGCGGGAGACCACCTCGCGGCTCGTTGCATTTACGAGCGCGGCGCGGTGGAATGCCGCTATGACCCGAGCTCTTGCCGCGGTTCTCCTGCTTCTGTTCGCCGCCCTGGCGCCGGCGGCGCACGCCGAGATCGTCGGCCGCGCGTCGGTCGTCGACGGCGACACGATCGAAGTGCACGGACAGCGCATCCGGCTCTTCGGTATCGACGCGCCCGAGAGCGCGCAGCTCTGTCTCGCCGATGACAGACGCTGGCGCTGTGGACAGCAGGCGGCTCTCGCATTCGACGAGATAATCGCCGGTCGGCCCGTCGTCTGCGCCGAGAAGGATCGTGATCGCTACGGCCGGATCGTGGCGGTATGCTACGCGGGCGATCAGGACCTCAACGCCTGGCTGGTCGCCGAGGGCTGGGCGCTGGCGTATCGCCGGTATTCGACGGATTACTTGGACGAAGAGGCTGCGGCCAGCGCGGCAGGCAAAGGCATCTGGCGCGGGACGTTCGTGCCGCCCTGGGACTGGCGGCGAGGCCGGCGCCTCGAAGCGGTCGCGGACAAGCCCGGCGACTGCCGGATCAAGGGGAACGTCAGCTCCAAGGGCGAGCGCATCTATCACGTCCCCGGCGGACAATTCTACGAGCGGACGCGGATCGACGCCTCGAAGGGCGAGCGCTGGTTCTGCTCCGAGGCCGAAGCGGAGTCGGCCGGCTGGCGGCGGTCCCGGCGGTGACCGGGGACATCGACATCTGGCGCGCGGCCAAGCTGCTCGTCGACCGGCACGGCGACGAGGCGCCGGTCCATGCGGCCATGCGCGCCGACGAGCTGCTGGCCGAAGGCGACGTCGACGGCCAGCGCATCTGGAAACGCATCCTGGGCGCGATCGAGGAGCTTCTGCGCGGACGCGGCGACGATCCGCTGCATTGAGGCAGCCGGTCGGCGCGGCTCGGTCGCTAAGTCTTTGATCTCGCGGGTCCTCTTATGTTCGTTTGTCAAGGATCTTGCACGATTGAGCGTCCTTGCCCCTCGGGGCGAGGTGACGGCGGGCGAGGCAACGGCGTTCGTGGCGCGACGCGCACGGCTGGAGGCAGAGCACAAGACGACGGTGGATCACACTCTGATACGCGGGTTGGCTACCGCAGGACCGTTAATCCGTCTCGGGCTGCCTCCTGTCTTCCTTCGGGCATCGACAAGGTCTGCACTAAGGACCCTCGAGGGTTCCCTGGAAGCTCTGCCCCCGGCGATGCGCGTCGGTGACTGTCGGGTCGGGTCAGTCGATCTCCTTCGGTATTCTCGGTGGGGTGGTTCCGTGCCGGATCAGCCGGTTTCGACGGGTTGTGCGTGCCGGGCGATGGCCCAGATGAAGGCGGCCATCTCGCGCGCGATCGCGGTGGTGACGACGGTCTGCGGTTTGCCGCGTGCGGCGAGACGACGGTAACGACTGCAGAGACGGACCTGGGCGTTCCAGGCGATCTCACGGACCGGTTTCGGCAGGCCATCGAGACGGGACTGGTGGACCGGCCCGATGCGCGCATTCATGCGGTAAGTCCAGGCGTCCTCGATCAGAACGCGCCGCGCGTCCTTGCTGCCGGCCTTGGTGATGCCGCCGCGCAGCGTCCGGCTGCCCGAGGAGTGCTCCGAGGGAACGAGACCGAGGTAGCTCATGAGTTGCCGCGGGGAGTCGAAGCGCCGCAGATCGCCGGTTTCGGCGGCAACGGTGACGGCGACGATGAAGCCGACGCCGCGCATGGCCTGGATCGCCTCGACCACGGGAGCCATCGACCATTGGGGTAGCAACTCGGCGATCTGGGCCTCCAGCCGAGCGAGCCGCGCGCCGGCGTCGTCGACGGTGTCGATGTAATCCTGCAAAACGATCTGCTGCGCCGGGTGATCGAACTGGACCGTGGTGAGTCATCGGCGATGCTTCTTCGTCCAGTTGTGGCCGCCGGTGAAGATCCGATTGTGGCGGAGGAGAAAACCCTGGAGCTGCTGACGCGCCCGGCGTTGGCTCTCCATCGCCGCGGTGCGGGCGCGCACCAAGTCACGCATCGCTTCATGCGGCTCATCCGGCACCCACACGGCAGCAAGTTCACCGGCGCGATGGAGCCGCGCCAGCGTCATCGCGTCGCGCCGGTCGGTCTTCACCCGATCCCCGGGTCGCGTCGGAGTAAGCGACGGCGCCACCACCGTGCAGTCGTGGCCGAGCTTGGTGATCTGCCGATAGATGGCATAGCCGCAAGGGCCAGCCTCGTAGCAGAACTGCATCTGCCCGTGCCGCTTGGCATGCTTCTCGACCAGACGGCGCACGGCGTCAAGCTTGTTGATGATTGTGCCCTGGAAGTGAACTTCGCCACCTCGACGGCCCTCCGCAGTCGCTACGGCGATCTTCTCTTTGTGTACGTCGAGGCCGACAAAAAGCGTATTCTGGTTCACGGCTCGTCTCCTGTGGTTGAGGCTCGGCGCCGGCCCATCCGGCGCAATCCTCGGAATACACACTGCGAGACGAGCCACCTACTCAAACGAACATTGGGTCCTTCCTGGCGCCTATCGTATGCTGGCGGGCGTGGCGCGACATTTCGCTAGCGACAGCTCGAAAAATTAGGTTCCCGGTTTCCGGTTCCCATCCCGGCATCCCCGCGGGTTTCCGCCAGTAAGAGGGTTCGGCGCCGGATTGGGTGTCCGGTTCCCACCCCCGGCGGCTCACGGCCTTGCGCCAACCGGGGACCGAGGGGCCGAAAACAAAATCGTTCCTAACCCCGTGCGGCGATCGACATCGCCCGCTCGGCGCTGCTGGGCGCGGGCGGCTTTCTCACGAACAGGCGAGACCTTGGTGCATGACGTGGCTCTATGTTCCGCCGCAGGCAATGACGCCGGCGGCGCGGGAGGCCTGTTCGGCCTTTCGCTCTGCGCCGGCGCCGGAGGACTCGACCTCGGCCTCATGCTGGCCGAGCCCGGATACCGTACTGTGGGTTACGTCGAGCGGGACGCCTTCGCTGCGTCCGTCCTCGTGGCGCGGATGGAAGACGCGGCCCTGGATCCGGCGCCTGTCTGGGACGACGTTGCCACCTTCGACGGCCGCTCATGGCGTGGCGCGGTGGACGTCCTCACTGCGGGCTATCCGTGTCAGCCGTTCAGCGTCGCCGGCAAGCGCGGCGGAGCCGACGACCCCCGGCACCTGTGGCCGCACGTCGCGAAGGTCGTCGAGGAGTGCGCACCCGAATGGGTGTTCCTCGAAAACGTCGCCAATCATCTCAACCTCGGATATCGCGAGGTCCGAGGAGAGCTGGAAGGCCTGGGCTTCCGGGTTACGGAAGGACTGTTCACGGCGGCTGAAGTCGGCGCGCCGCACCGGCGGCAGAGGCTGTTCGTCCTGGCCCACGCCGAACGTGGGAGGTGGCGGCAACCCGCCGGAAATCCTGACGGCCAAGGGCAATCACTTCGTGCGGCCGAGCGGCAAGAAGGCTCATTTCGGACTCGACCAGGCGGCCAGGATGTGGCCGACCCCGCGGGCATGTTCGGGCCGGCGGTCCAGCGGCTGCAACCGGACGGAGTTCGTCCGGGCATGGGCGACGCCCATGGCCAGCGACGGCGTGAAGCCGAGCGCGGGCAAGCGCCGGAACGCCGACCTGCCCCATCAGGCCAGGGACTGGGCGACCCCGGCGGCGCGGGACTGGAAGTCGGGCAAGGCCAGCGAAAAGACGTTGTCGCGCAACAGCCGCCCGCTGAACGAGCAGGCGGTCTGCCGGCCTTTCCTCCCGGACCGGGCGACATCGAGGGCTGGTGGCGATACCTCGAAGGCCGACCTGACGCTCAACCCGCTGTTCGTCGAGGCTCTGATGGGCTGGCCCATCGGGTGGACCGGCTTCGGCTCTGCGGCAACGGAGTGGTCCCTCTGGTTGCGGCGCATGCGTGGCGAACTCTTGGCGCTCGCTTCGACGCCAACGGAGTCTGAGGCCGCATGACCATTCGCATTCTCATAGGCGAATGCCGGGAGCGTTTGCGCGAGCTGCCCGAGGAGTCCGTCCACTGCGTGGTCACGAGCCCGCCCTACTACTCGCTCCGCGACTACCGCGTCCCGCCGTCCGTCTGGGGCGGAGAGGGGGCGTGCGATCATGCGTGGGGCGAATGGACCGAGGTTCACGACGAGCGGGAGGACACGGTCGCCGGCAAGAGCCGGACCACCGACCGCTGTTACGGAGCCCCGTCGCGCCGCTTCAACGGCAACCATCAGAAGCATGCGGCCGGCGCCTTTTGCGGCAAGTGCGGCGCCTGGCTCGGCTGCCTCGGACTCGAGCCCTCGCCCGACCTCTACGTCGAGCACCTGGTCGAGGTGTTCCGGGAGGTCCGCCGGGTTCTCCGCGACGACGGCACCGCGTGGCTCAACATCGGTGATTTCCACGCCGGGTCGTGGGGCAATTACGGGACACGGCTGGGCAAGCAGCGGGCCCGCGCTTCGGAACGGTACCGGCGGCGGGCCTACGAGGAGGACGGCGGTTGGAACGGCCTGCCGCCGGCGGCCCAGGCGCCAGGGCTGAAACCCAAAGACCTGATCATGGTCCCCTCGCGCGCGGCGCTCGCGTTGCAAGCGGACGGATGGTGGGTGCGCTCGCGGATCATCTGGTCCAAGGGCGCGAGCTTCGGGCCGTGGTCGGGCAACCCGATGCCGGAGAGCGTGCGCGACCGGCCGACCATGGCCTACGAGGAGGTGCTGCTGCTGGCCAAGAGCGCGCGCTACTTCTACGACCGCGCCGCCGCCAGCGAGCCGTGCACGAGCGGTCCCTCGGACCTCAGGAAGATGCGCGAGGCCAAGGACCGCATCGGCGGCAAGCACAAGGACCTTTTCGATCCCCTGTCGAAGGCGAACGTCGCCTCTCGCATCGGCCGCAAGCGCGCGGTCGGGAGCCCGGAGCGACGCAACCTGAGGAACGTGTGGACCATCTCGACGCAGCCGTTCCCGGAGGCGCACTTCGCGACCATGGCGCCCAGGCTGGCCGAGGTGTGCATCCGAGCGGGGTGTCCCGAGGGCGGGACCGTGCTCGATCCCTTCGCCGGCGCCGGGACCACGGGGCTGGTGGCGAGCCGCTTGGACCGGGACGCCGTGCTCGTCGAACTCAGTCCTGACTACGCCGAGATCGCACGGCAACGGCTGGAGCGCGAAGGCGGCATTATCGCGGAGGCCGCATGATGGACCTGATGATCGAGCACTGGCCGCTCGACCGTCTCGTGCCGTATGCGCGCAACGCCCGGACCCACTCCGACGACCAGGTCGCGCAGATCGCGGGCTCGATCACCGAGTTCGGGTTCGTCAACCCGGTGCTGGTCGGCGAGGACGGCGTGATCGTGGCCGGACACGGGCGTGTCCTGGCCGCGCGCCTGCTCGGCATGACCGAGGTGCCGGTGATCGCGCTCCCGCATCTCTCGGAGACGCAGGCGCGCGTCCTTCGCATCGCCGACAACCAGATCGCCCTCAACGCCGGATGGGACGAAGAGCTGCTGCGCGCCTCCGTCGAGGAGCTCCTCGGCGCGGAAGGCGGCGAAGATCTGGTTTCGCTCATCGGCTTCCCGGAGGACTTCCTCGACGATCTGCTGGCCGATCCGGAGACCCCCGCGGCCGGCAACATCGATGACGATGAGGCGCCGGAGCCGCCCGACGATCCGGTCTCCAAACCGGGAGACCTGTGGCTGCTCGGCGATCACCGCCTCTACTGCGGCGACGCCACCGTGCTCGACGACGTGGAAAGGGTGCTGGACGGCGGACTCGCGGACCTGTGCTTCACCGACCCGCCCTACAACGTCGACTACGGCAACAGCGCCAAGGACAAGATGCGCGGCAAGGACCGGCGCATCCTGAACGACAACCTCGGCGAGGGCTTCGAGGGATTCCTCTACGACGCCTGCGTCAACATCCTGACCGTGACCAAGGGGGCCGCATACATCTGCATGTCGTCCTCGGAACTGCACACGCTGCAGCGAGCATTCACGGCGGCGGGCGGCCACTGGTCGACCTTCGTCATCTGGACCAAGAACACCTTTACCCTCGGCCGCGCCGACTACCAGCGCCAGTACGAGCCGATCCTCTACGGCTGGAAGGAAGGCAGCGACCACTACTGGTGCGGCGCCCGCGACCAGGGGGACGTCTGGTTCGTCGACAAGCCGGCGAGGAACGACCTGCACCCGACCATGAAGCCGGTGGCGCTGGTCGAGCGGGCGATCCGCAACTCGAGCAAGGGCCGGGACACCGTGCTCGATCCCTTCGGCGGTTCCGGCACCACCCTGATCGCCTGCGACAAGACGGGCCGGCAGGCGCGGCTCATCGAGCTCGATCCCGGGTATTGCGACGTCGTCGTCCAGCGCTGGCAGGAGTTCACCGGCGGGGCCGCCACCCTGGACGGCAGCGGCCGCACGTTCGACGAGACCGCCGCCGAATCGCAGAGTGCGGCGGGATGAAGCAATCGCGTCTCATGTCCGCGGTCGAGGCCGTCGCCAACGTCGCAATCGGCTACGGCGTCGCGGTGCTCGCGCAGCTGGCCGTGTTTCCGGTGTTCGGCCTGAAGGTGGCGCTGGACGACCACCTCGCCATCGGTGGCGTGTTCACGGCGGTGTCGATCGCGCGGAGCTTCGCGTTCAGGCGCCTGTTCGAGGCGATCCGGATGCGGGCCGCGCGAAGGAACGCCGCCGGCGAGACGCCGGCGGCGTGAGGTGTCGATGGGGATTACTGGAGGTTCCCGCCGCTCTCCAGGAACTCCCCGGTGGTGTTCTCCGGCACCCGTCCGAGCAGCTCCAGGATCTGCACCCACGGGATGTTGAGGAGCGGCTCGTCGAAGGCGCCGGTCCGGTCCGGCGTCCAGCCTTCCTCGGTGGAGCCGAAGAAGCCGTCCTCGCTGACGCCGATCAGGGTGCCGACGCGGACCTTCTCGGCCTTCTGGAACCGGGCGATGGCCGTGGCGAGGTCGCGGGTGGTAAGCCCGCGCTTCGCCAGTTGCGCCTGCCCGGCCGGGCTTTCGATGAGGTGGACGGTGTAGCCGGCAGGCTTGGTCGCGGCCCGTCCGCGCCTTTTGGTCTTGCGAGTCATGGCCGCCACCGTCACGCGGGGATGCGGTAGACCCGCTCGCCGCTTTCGGTCTTCTCCGAGTTGACGGTGAGGCCGAGCTTCTTCTTGAGCGCCCCGGAGATGGCGCCCCGCACCGTGTGCGGCTGCCAGCCGGTGGCCTCGACGATCTGGCCGATGGTGGCTCCCTCGTCGCGGCGGAGCATGTCGATGAGAACCGCCTGTTTGGTGCCTTCGCGCCGCTTGCGGGGCTCCTTCGGCGTGTCGGGGGCCGTGGCGCCCTTCTTGCGCTTCCCGCGGGTGGAAGGCGCTGGCTCGGCGCTTCGGGCGACGTCGGCCGCCTGTGCGCCCTCGTCCGGGTCGGCGTTGATGGCGATGAGCCCTTCGCGGGTGATCCGGAGGACATCGTCGACGGCGGGACGCTCGTCGACGATGCGCTCGACGAGGCCCTTGGCCGTCAGGGCGCCGACCACCTTGTCGGCGGCGCCGCCCTTGAGCGACTTCGGCAAGGGCAGAATCGAGCCGTCCTCGCGCGCCGCAGCGGCGGTGAGAACGACCAGTTGCGTATCGGTGAGCTTGGTCATGGGAGTTGCTCCATCGGTGTTCGGGCACCGCGCCCATCGCGGCGCTCCTACCGCCCGAAGCCCCGCCGGCGATACCGGTCGGGGCCGGGGGGAGCGGGACCGGGCTACTTTGCGTGCTCGCCCTCGTGGAAGGCGGCGTCGGTGATGCGGCGCAGTTGTTCGGCCCAGTCGGCGAGGGTGCCGACGTGGCCCCAGTCGAGGTCGTCGGGCGAGACGTTGAAATGGTCGTCGCTCAGGCGCTGCAGCCGGGCGAGCATGTCGTCGATCTCGGCCTTGTGGCGCACGAAGGCGTCGAGGGCCTGGGCGTTGTCGCGGCGGGTCTTGGTCATCGGTACGTCCTCCGGTCTTGATCGCGATGACATGAACGCTTCGTCTGGTCCGTTTATCAACTGAATAAGCGACTGGAATGATTGCTATTTTCCGGTCGTTGGGATCACAAGATTATCCGGGCCTGCTCGCGCCGAGCGCCGGGCGTGGTCGGTCGTAACCAAGCGCGGCGGCGGCGATCCTGGCCGCCTTGCGGAGCAGCGAGCGCGATTGCCAGTCCAGCGTCGAATGGAAGATGTCGTGGCGCATGCAGTCTTCGATGGCCGCAAGCGCCTCGGGGTCGACGATCCCGGTGGCTTCGGAAATTATCCACGCGTAGCCGCGTAGAGCGGTTTTGGGCGTGGGGGCGGTCATGATCGTGTCCCTTTCCTTGGGCGCTGGCGCTCAGTGGTCGCCGGCCGGGCCGGCGCGGTAGCCCTCGGAGGTGATCAGGTACCGCATGCGGGCGGTGTCGAGTTCGACCTTGGGTTCGGTGGCGGTGAAGAAGCGGATCGCCTCGCAGATGGGCAGCACCGCCTCGCCGGCACACCAGACGGCGATCGGCGCTTTCCAGTCGTCCGGGTCGTGGACCTCGGCGAAGACGGCGCCGAGTTCGTCGGGGGTATAGGTGGTGATCATCGGCCTGGTCTCCTTTCGGGTTGCGCCGCCCTCCTGGGTTTGGCGAATGGGCCGCGTTCGTTGATGGACATACATGCTTCGAAAGCCGGACCGGGCAACTCTAATCTGTTGTAATTACATTGCTTTTTAGAGCGGCCACCGGTCATGGGACTGTCGATCAGGGCGTATGCCCGTCACCGGGGAGTGAGTCACTCGGCCGTCCGCAAGGCGATCGCCGCGGGTCGGATCACGCCGGAGGCCGACGGCACCATCGAGCCCGGGAAGGCCGACGCCGAGTGGTCGGCGAACACGGGCGCCTCGCGGGGCCGGGGCAAGCCGAAGGCGACCGCCGGCCGGGGCAAGACGGTCAAGCCCGTCCCCGAGGCGGCCTTGAACGCCGTGCGCGAAACGTTGCGCGAGAGCGGCGAGTCGGTCGCGGCCGGCGGCACGACCTTCATGCAGGCGCGGACCGCCAACGAGGTGCTCAAGGCGCAGACGGCGCGCGTCCGGCTCCAGCGCCTCAAGGGCGAGCTGGTCGACCGCGCGCGGGCCGCGGCCCATGTGTTCCGGCTCGCTCGGGACGAGCGGGACGCGTGGCTCAACTGGCCCGCCCGGGTGTCTGCGCTGATGGCGGCGGAGCTCGGAGCCGATCCGCACGAGATGCACGCGACCCTCGAGAAACATGTCCGGGATCACCTCGCCGAACTCGCCGACGTCCGACCACGCCTCGATTGACCTGCCTTCGCCGGAGCGGAGCCCCGGCTTCGCGCAGGCAGGCTGGTATGAGGGCGCGGCCGGGATCGAGGACGCCTGGCGGCAGGGGCTGACCCCGGATCCCCTGCTCACGGTCTCGGAGTGGGCGGACCGGCACCGGGTGCTGTCCCAGCGGGCGGCCTCGGAACCCGGCCGCTGGCGCACCGGCCGGACGCCGTACCTCAAGGAGATCATGGATTGCCTGTCGCCGGCCTCGAAGGTCGAGCGCGTGGTGTTCATGAAGGGTGCCCAGGTCGGCGGCACCGAGTGCGGAAACAACTGGATCGGCTACGTCATCCACCAGGCTCCGGGCCCCATGATGGCGGTCTCGCCGACGGTGGAGCTGGCCAAGCGCAACTCGAAGCAGCGCATCGATCCCCTGATCGAGGAGAGCGAGGCGCTCAAGGGTCTGGTCAAGGAGCGCCGCAGCCGGGACTCCGGCAACACCGTTTTGTCGAAGGATTTTCCCGGTGGCGTGCTGGTGCTCACCGGCGCCAACTCCGCCGTGGGGCTCCGCTCCATGCCGGCCCGCTACCTGTTCCTCGACGAGGTGGATGGTTATCCGGGCGATGTCGAGGGCGAAGGCGACCCGGTCCTGCTCGCCGAGCGCCGGGCCTCGACCTTCCAGCGCCGCAAGACGTTCCTGGTTTCGACGCCGAAGACGAAGGGGCTGTCGCGCATCGAGCGCGAGTTCGAAACCTCGGACCGGCGCCGCTATTTCGTCCCCTGCCCGGAGTGCGGGGAGTACCAGGCGCTCGAGTTCGAGGGCCTCTACTGGCCGGAGGGTCGGCCCCGGGAAGCGATGTATCGCTGCGCCCATTGCGGCTCGTTGATCGACGAGCATCGCAAGACGGAGATGCTGGAACGCGGCGAGTGGCGGCCGACCGCACAAGAACAGGAAACGGACGGGAACCCTGACGGGGACGGCAACAAGCCGGACGGTCGAACGGCCGGCTTCCATCTTTCGAGCCTCTACAGCCCGGTCGGCTGGTTTTCCTGGGCCGACGCCGCGGAGATGTTCGAGGCGGCAAAGGCCAACCCCGATCTGATGAAGGGCTTCGTCAACACGGTCCTCGGCGAACCCTTCGAGGAGGTGCACGAGGCGCCGGAGTGGCGGCAGCTCTACGACCGCCGCGAGACCTGGCCGATCGGCGCCGTGCCCGCCGGCGTCCTGTTCCTGACCGCCGGCGCCGACGTGCAGAAGGACCGCATCGAGGTCGAAGTGGTCGCCTGGGGGCGGGGCAAGGAGAGCTGGTCGGTCGATTACCTGGTGCTCGACGGCGATACGGCGCGGCCCGAGGTTTGGAGCCGGCTCGATGAAATCCTGGCCAGGGACTGGCCGCGCCAGGGCGGCGGATCCCTGCCGATCCGGGTGATGTGCGTCGATTCCGGTTACGCAACCCAGGACGTCTATGCCTGGGCGCGGCGCCATCCGCAGGCTTCGTGGGGCCCCGCCGGCGCGGCGGCGCGGCAGCCCCGAACCGCGGTGGCGGTCAAGGGGCGGGACCGCGACACGGCCCTGATCCTGGACGCCTCCAAGGCCGACGGCGGCGGCCGGCGGCGCGGGCTCCGCGTATGGTCGGTCGGCGGGCCGGTGGTCAAGGGCGAGCTCTACCGCTGGCTGCGCCTGGATCGGCCGACCGACGAGGAACTGGCCGAAGGCAAGGGTTGCCCGCCCGGCTACTGCCACTTTCCGCAGTACGGCGAGGAGTACTTCAAGCAGCTGACCGCCGAGCGGCGGGTGATCCGCATCCACAAGGGGTTCCCGCGCGCTTCGTGGGAGAAGGATCCGGCGCGCCAGAACGAGGCCCTGGACTGCCGGGTCTACGCCCGCGCCGCCGCCGCGATCTACGGCATCGACCGCTTCCAGGAGCGGCAGTGGAAGCGCCTGGAGGCGGCGCTTGGCAGCGCCAGCGAATCGCCGCCGGAGGTGGTGACGGAGAGCGGGCCCGCCCGCCGAAGCTCCCAAGGGGAGCGAAGGCGGGTGATCCGCAGCAAGTGGATGGGTTGAGACATGGCGTACACGGAAGCCCAGGCCGGGGCGCTGCGCGAGGCCCTGGCCTCCGGCGTTCTCACCGTCGAGTACGACGGCAAGCGGGTCACCTACCGCTCGGTCCAGGAGATCAAGGAGGCGTTGGCCGAGGTGGAAACCGCGCTCGCCCGGGACGCCGGCAAACGGGTGCGCCAGATCCGCGTCACCACCAACAAGGGGTTCTGAGCATGGGTTTGGTTGCCCGCATGATGGCGACGTGGCGCGCCGCCCGTCATACCGCGCACGGATCGCGCTGGCCGGTGCACGAGGTCGCAGGCCAGGGCCGGCGGGCGCTCGCCTGGCAGCCGGGCAACCCGGGCGCCGTCGCCGCCCTGTTCGCCTCCGGCCACGACCTGCGCGTCAAGTCGCGCGACCTGGTGCGGCGCACCGCCTGGGCCGGCAATGCGGTCGATTCCTTCGTCACCAACTGCGTCGGGACCGGCATCAAGCCGCAGTCGACGGCAGTCGACGACCGTTTCCGGGAGGCGGTTCACGCGCTCTGGTGGGACTGGTGCGACGAGGCCGATGCCGCCGGGATGACCGACGTCTACGGTCTGCAGGCGCTGGCCTGCCGGGCCATGGTGGAGGGCGGCGAGTGCTTCATGCGCCTGCGCCCGCGCCGGCCCGAGGACGGGCTCGCCGTGCCGCTGCAGCTCCAGGTCCTGGAGGCCGAGCACGTGCCCCTGACCCTGAACGCGACCCTTGCCGGCGGCAACGTCATCCGGGCGGGGATCGAGTTCGACCCGCTCGGCCGGCGGGTCGCCTACCACGTGATGCGGGAGCATCCCGGCGATCCGGCCATGCGGGCGGGCGACTTCGAGGCGGTGCGGGTGCCGGCGGACCGCGTCGTGCACCTGTTCCGGCCGTTGCGTCCCGGCCAGATCCGGGGTGAGCCGTGGCTGGCCCGGGCGCTCGTCAAGCTCAACGAGCTCGACCAGTTCGACGACGCGGCGCTGGTCAAGGCCAAGGTCGCGGCGCTGTTCACCGGCTTCATCATCAAGCCCAATCCCGAGGACGCCATGCTCGGCGAGGGCGAGCCGGACGAGGACGGTGCGGCGGTCGCAGGGCTCGAGCCCGGCACCATGCAGGTGCTGAGCCCGGGCGAGGACGTCCGGTTCTCCGACCCCGCCGACGTCGGCGGGACCTATGCCGAGTTCTTCCGGAACCAGTTGCGCGCCGTGGCGGTGGCCGCCGGCGTCACCTACGAGCAGCTCAGCGGCGACCTGACCCAGGTCAACTACTCGTCGATCCGCGCCGGGCTCCTGGAGTTCCGACGCCGCTGCGAAATGATCCAGAACGCGGTCATCGTCCACCAGCTCTGCCGGCCGGTATGGCGGGAATGGATGGCCCAGGCCGTGCTTGCCGGCGCTCTGGACGCGCCCGGCTTCGAGAGGAACCCGGCTCCGTGGCTGTCGGTCAAGTGGATTCCGCAGGGCTGGCAATGGGTCGATCCGGAGAAGGAGTTCAAGGCCATCGTGCTCGCCATCCGTGCCGGCCTCATGAGCCGCTCGGAGGCCATCTCGGCCTTCGGCTACGACGCCGAGAAGATCGACCGCGAGATCGCCGCCGACAACGCCCGCGCCGACGCGCTCGGCTTGGTGTTCGACAGCGACCCCCGAAAGGTCGCGCGCACCGGCGCCGCCCAGCCGGGCGCCGAGCCCATGGCCGATGAGCGCGACGAAGGGGCGGAGCCCATGGAACCCGACAGGAGAAGCGCATGAGGATGCTGCCGCACATCGCGAGCCGAGCGCTCGGTACGCCGCTGGTCATTGGCCAGAACAAGCTGGACGCCATCCTCGCCGTGCTCGGTCCGCGCATCGGGATCGAGGCGCCGCCGCCTGCCGTCGCGCTCCACGATGAGGCAGGACGACCGCGAGCGACGAAGACCACCGCCTCGGGCATCGCGGTTATCCCCGTGTTCGGCACGCTGGTGAAGCGCGCCGGGCCCATCGAGGCGGCCTCAGGGCTCACGTCCTACGGCGAGCTTGAGACCGAGATCCTGGACGCGGCGACCGATCCGGCGGTGCGCGCCATCCTCTTGGACGTGGACAGCCCGGGCGGCGAGGCGAGCGGCGTGTTCGACCTCGCCGATCTCGTCTTCGAGGCGCGGGGCCTGAAGCCCGTGTGGGCGGTCGCCGACGAAGAGGCGTTTTCCGGCGCCTATGCCGTCGCCAGCGCCGCCGAGCGCGTCATCGTGCCGCGCACCGGTGGGACAGGCTCGATCGGAGTCGTCGCCGTCCACGTCGACCGCTCGGCCCGGGACGCCATGGAGGGCTACCGCTACACCACGGTGTTCGCCGGCGCGCGCAAAAACGACTTCAACCCCCACGAGGCCCTAAGCGGCGAGGCGAGGGCCGCGCTGCAAGCCGAGGTCGACCGCGTCTACGAACTGTTCGTCGAGACCGTGGCCCGCAACCGCGCCATGGCGACGGCGGCGGTGCGCGCGACCGAGGCCCGCCTGTTCTTCGGCGAGGACGCCGTCCGCGCCGGGCTCGCCGACGGGGTCGGCACGATGCGGGATGCCCTGGCGGCGTTGGCCGCAACCATGTCCGGGTCCAGGGCGATGATCCGTGGGGTGACGGCAACCGTTTCGCCGGGATTCCCGGAAGTTTCACTCACGCCACCTGAACGTAAGGAGGCGGTATGAATGGGGCGTGAACGGCCATGCATCCTGGCTCTGATAGAGTGTTGGGAGAGGCGGATAGGCTACAGGCTGGATGTCTTTTTAGGGCATAGCGACCCTGTGAAGGAGATTACC